GTTAATTATCGTGATCACCTCACCAATATTTTGCGGATAGCGGAAATCATAAGACTCCACATAACCGCACCCATCAATAAAGTGGGAACCACAACTTTCACGGTAGTCATCGTTAATATGGGATTTCTCCCGGTTCACGACAAAACCGACCTCTTCCAAATCATGAATAAGATTTGCAGCATGCTCATTGAGGACAATGATATCGTCCCCGAACACGCTACAGTCCGATCCATAAGATCTAGACAGAGCGTATAGAATAAGGCTCATCAGTTCAAAGGTGAACCCATTACCCATACTTGAAACCTTGTTGATCAAGTAATATTGATCGTCAAGACCAAGCGTCATTTCTGACCGAGCCTGTTCCACTAAGTGGAACACTCGTGTAGGTAAAAGATATTTCACCAACCGAAAAGATATGCGATCACTCGCATTTTTGAGATCGATCGTTGCATACTTTCGCATGCTTATCATATCACGGTGTAAATCAGCCGTGATATTCAGATCTAACCCGAACTTGGTTAAACAAGCACGGATACCTTGACCTATACGTCTTTGGGTCAGGATATTAGCTAAAGGCTCAATACAAATCGGTCTGTCCACCAGATTATTTTTGGGGACAGTAGAAAACCTATTGCCTTGAACCATTTCCGTGATCATCGCTAGCTTCAGATTGAAGATAGTCCTCGCTGGATCAGTACAGTTCTTGTACCTTTTCCATAAGAAACGATCAAATCTGATTTTATCGATTTTCTTGGAAGCTAATAGATCGACGAAACGTTTCCTCATAGCTTGTTTCAATCCATGGTGGTTGTACACTGTACTAGACCATAAATTAAAGTTGTCGGGTGTGCAAGTCCACGTTGAACGAGAAAGCTTGCTCTCAATAGAGTTAAAGCCAGCCGTTGCGATAAACTCGCTGCCGTTGGTAAAGCTAACAGCCCCTAAGGAGAATCCTTTAAGGATCTCCGCTATAAGGTATTTCGCCGCGATCCAATTGGAGTTAAAAAGTCCGGTTGGAACCAAAGAAATATCAGAATTCAACCATTCTTCCCAACAGTTGTTTCGCCGTTGGGTTGAACGATCGTTATTTGGGTGCTCGAGTTTCTTTGCGAATCGCTTTTGGGCGAGTCGCTCTGGTCTGGATCCGCTTTCTGAAAAGCGGTAATCACAGAGAGCACTACCGACAGTACTGATCGTACCTTTAATATCCATCCCATGGCTCCTTTAAGACGCGGCCGGACAAACCGGCGCGCTTGTAGGTGGGAATCCCTGCATTACTTTCTGGGAATCCCAGGTCTGAATTTGATCAGCCAGAGAATGAAGGAGAACTGTCAAACGAGCCGCACTCTCCACCGTCCCGCTTACGCGAAGGCGAACGGAGATAGCGTCAGTTGCAGCCACACCACCAATAGTCACCGCGTTACCATCGTTATAGATGATCTCGGTGAGGTAATTCTTGGTGTTAACGCCGTTAAGCGTTTTCTGTGCTTGCGTGTTCCGAAATCTGACTGTGAAGTCAGGCTTAGCAGTATCGGCGTATACCACGCCGGTTGGTTCCTGTCTAAGTAAGGTCAAAGTGGACATTTAATCCTCTTCCTACGATTATCTGCCTTTGGGCCGTTTAGCCCAATAAGCATCAATAATCGATTTGGCCATCGGGGATATTTCTGGATCCGGTAGTTTTGGTTTTACCGTTCCTTTAGTAAACACCCCTAAGGCGGTTAATGGTCTGATTGCCAAGAACATAGCATCGGTAATCCTTTTCCAATTGATCGTCGGATTAAGGCTCCAATTACTAGTCTGTGCACGATTAAATAGCGAGCGTTCGTACATATCGTATTCGACGGTACGTACTATACCCTCTCCCTCAGCGGCATTATACCGATGAACGGTTTGAGGAGTACTAGGCCAACATAACGTTGCCCCGAACGATCTCGTCGGTGTCACTGATAAGTCTTGATTGACTTTCCAGCAATACGACAAGTTCTCGTATTTCTTTGTACGGATAGCCGTACAGCATCCCACTTCTTCAGCGAAACTATTGCTGAAGATGGTAGTAATGTTATCGCTAACATTCACTATCCAATCTGCTACAAACGAATACGGGAGAAACTCCCATAACGTTGAAAACAGATTCGCAGAGATGCGATCAAGCCGAGCTTCCGTGTCGGATAGGTATTTCGTGGTAACAGTTGAAGTTACCTTAACAGAACCGGTCGTATACAACTTACAGTACCCGTAGGTACTGCCAGTGGGTAACGAAACCCCGGTACTCGATGGCGTTACCGTCATCGAGCTTCTGCTGGAAAACAATGCTGACCGCGAAACTGCCTTAACTATATCCGTTAACGAATATATTATCGGCATTAGGGAATACCTATAAGCAAGCCAAGCATTTCCAATCGCACGTAAAGCGCGAACAGGAGAAGCTTTAAGCTCCCGAACAGATAGACCTGCGGCAAGTTTCAAGTCGAATATTGAAAACCGACTATAAAACTTGGAAAGCAGGCCAGCACCCGATTTTGCAGACTCAGTGAAGAAACCTACAGTTTGTTTCATCTGTAAGGCTTCCGTGAGTGCGTCATAATCCTTATAGGACTTAGCCGCAGCTTGCAAACGGGTATTGGCGACAGCTGATAGTATATCGGCATTGGCGATCTGATTCGTCGTATAACAGGCAGTGTTATTTGCCTGTAATTCGGAGTAGTCAGTCCACCGCTCATACGTAGACATAGCCTCTTGTGTAGCTTTCGCTCCACAAGTTATGGCGCAGGTACCTTGAGCAAAAACACCGCTTTTTAACAGCTTCGAACACAATCGAATTTGAAGATTGGCAATTTGAGGATAGGCGGTGATATAATACCGCGTGTTGATGGTTTTGTTGTAGTAAGGTGTCATTATAACACCGTTACTCCTTAGGACTTTGCCCCACTTCACCCCAGTTTTGAGGTTAGGTGTACGCGAGGTCGCAACACAGTCATCAGGGTAAGTACAAACAGTATTGGAAGCGTTAAGAATAGACGCCCCTTCACTGTAATTAGTACCTCCCCCACAACCTACACTATTGTCTGTGCAGGTTCCGTCCCATGAATCCAATTTGGATTCGAGTTGGCCAGTCCTTTGATTGTAAGTTCGCATAGAAGCTCCCCTCTGCAAGGCAGAGGACCGGATTAATATCCGGTAAATATCATTAGTAATTGATTTTACTAATGATCCCACTAAGTGAGATACTTACCTCAATATCGTCAGTTGAGCAATTACAAAAGGGGCAAGCTAGAAGCCAGCCCCAGTTGTGTGATCGACGTCTCGATACCTACGTAACCCTATCTCAAATGTGGTCAACTGATTAATCAAATCAGTCTCCACAGCTACCTCTCGGCATAGCCGGGAAACATCTTTAATTAAGAGATGAAATCCACATAGCATCGGGAACATCCCGAGGAGTTTGTGGTAAAAGAGAGGTTTATCCTCCGCTCGAAAGAGCGCGAGAGGGGCGAGAGCCCC